TGAGGGTAAGGCAATGTCGGCTCTCTGGCCGAAGGGTCCCAGGTAGTGGGTTCTGTGTGTGGCGATCGGACTCGAACCGATACTCAGGTTCAGCATTAGCATCATGCCTGCCCTGCCGGATAACCGGTTGATGCATTACTCTACCCATTCAACCCGCAAGCGGGAATTGAGTTACACCACAACGGATAGAGCACTGGACGCCCGGATGGCATTAGTCGCGTCTTCCGGATTTAGCCTTGTTCAATGCTCTTTCCTGTTGTGCAGATACAAAAAAGCCCCAGCTGGATGCCGAGGCTCGTTGATTATTTATCCTCAAGTTTCTTACTTGAAATCAAACCACTGGTCATCACAAATCCATTTTCATGACCACAGTAAGGACAAACTATTGTTTCTTTTTCCTTCCCACCCGGATAGCCGCCACTATGCTCCCAGTAAATGAATTCCTTTTTGCATTTCTCATTACTGCAAACCGCATTACTCATAACCACCCCTTCCCTTTAGTTACCAGGTATTTTCTTACCATGAAGGAGTAATTAAGCGAAGAAATCACGGGACACAAAACAAAAAACCCAAGGCGTAAACCTCGGGTTTGAATTCTTTGTGTCGACAATCAAAGCTATGGCGACGATATCAGATTTACATGAAATATATGCGTTTCAGTTCGGTTTTGCAAGACTTACATCTAAATTTGTCGCCTTTTGTTGTGAACGTGATCGCGTTACGGAGATAAGCGCACCGCTATCGAGTAGCTTAAAGCTGTTACGCATTGCCAGCCAGTGAGGCAAATAAGTTTCCGTCCAGGTGGATTTCGCCACGCCAGCCAGTTCCGCCAGCGCCTGGTATTCGTACGTCTCACGCCCTGCCAGCTCCGCTTTGACGTCCTGCGCCGCCAGCCAAATTAGCTTCTTCAGGCGCTCCATCGTCTTGCCGGCTACTTTCTTCGCACCGAGTAGCTCCCGGAACTCTGCCCAAGCCCACTGAGTGATTGCCACCTGGTGCTCAAAGCTAACGCTCTCGCTGTAGTTCCACAGCAGCCAAGCTTTCTGGTGGTCCTCCAGCGACAGGACAGCGCGGCGCCACGATGCGGTCACAAACTCAACCGGCCCCACCAGCGCGATAGATGAGCCTTTGGCACGGGACTGGCTGCCGCTCATCGGCGGGCCGTCCGGGTTGACCATGCGCTGCTTATCTTTGTCGAATACCTTTTTCCTTCCCCGGCTGCGCGCCGTCGCGGTGAATTGCGCATTCTCGGCGAAAGCTACCAGTTGCCCTTTCGTCGCCCCGCTCAAATCTGCGGTCGCCACAATGAGCTGCTGACGTACGTATTCCAGTTGCTGACTGTTCATGCGGCTTCCTTAAGTGGCTGATTGGTTTTGGTCTGGCTGTGCTTTGCTACTGGCGGCATGCTGGCGCGCTTAACGCTTTCTGCCTGATACTTTTCGAAATCAGATCTGGTCATGATTCCACCACTCCCGTGCTGACTTTCTGTATTCAGGGTTTTCTGTCTGACAGATAATTTCCGCTCGATCGCCGCTTATCAGTTCGCGAGCTTTCGCATACAGCCTTTCTCTTTTCGAAAGCTGTGTCGTTTCATACCAGGTGCTGGCAACGAACTTTCTCGCTTCAACTGGAGTGAATGTCTTCACGCTGCCTCCCGCTGTTTCAGTGCTTTGAGCTTGGCGCGGTACTCATCGCGGATCCGGATGAAGTCTTCCCGGCGGTAGTTAGTCATTTCGTGGGGGCCGTTGAGCCAGTCGACGTAATCCTGCCCGTAACGAGCGACCAGGCCAGCTTCGTATTGCTGCGCGACCGTCGCCTCTTTGGCGGTATACTTCCCAGCCCCGGCATTGCACGATTTGCACTGCTTATGGGCGTTGCGCTCTTCAAAGCGCAGTTCAGGATTAGCGCCGACCGTTTTGAAGTGGCCGCAGTCCCACTGTCCGCCATGCAGATCAGGAGGGTTGGTCTCGCCGCAGCTGATGCACGGAAAACCAGCATCACGCGCGCGGATGTAGGCGTTGAATGCCTGCTGAGCCTGCGCTTTGTAGTAACCTGCTGGCCGTAGCTCTGCCAGCCTCTCCTTACGTCGTTTGCGCCCAGCCTTCTCTGCCTCTTTCTGCTCCTTAATGCGCTTAGCGGCGGCTTTCACCTTCTCCTTCTCGCGCTCTTCCATCGCGAGGATTGCGCCATGTTCCGGGCAGCACCAGCGGATCCGGATGTCGTGGAATTTCGGCACGAAGTATTCACCGCATACTTTGCACTTACGGCGGGATGGTTTACGCATGGTTCCTCCTCGCCGCGAGACGCAGCCATTTCTGATCCACCAGGCGGGCGGTGTAGCCTTTCAATGTCGGAATATCGGACGGCTTAACCGCTGGCTTGCGCTGACGGCGAGTCGGAACGCGGAAGATTTCATTGGTGATGACGCGGGATAGTGGGCTACTCATTGCGCTCACCCCAGCGTTTTGCCCATTCAATTTCGAGGCGTGATTTTTCGCTGAACTTGACGTTCTGCTGAGTGCCAAACCAGTAGATAGCCTCAATCACCTCTACCATCTGGCGGACAGTCATCTTGCTGGTTCGCTGCCCAAACATCACAACGCCACCATCAAGTCCGGGGGCCATGCGCTGCTCTTGCTTTTTGGACTTGGCAACCATTGCGGTAATCAGGTCTTTCCAGTCGTCAGAATCGTACTTGTTACCAAACCACGTAACCTGGTCGGACAGGTCTTTAAGTAGCGGCCACATTTTTTTGTTCTGATCGAGGGTGCGGGTCATTTCCTTGATATCGAGAACTAATGGGCGCTTGGCGTCCACCGGTAGCTCCCGGATGAAGTTGATAGCGTTTTGCTTGATGGCATCGTTGACGAGGTGGAATTGCTGCTTCATACGCCACCTCCGAGAGGTAACGCAGAATGCAGAAAATCGCAGGTGCATTTCTGCATCTGTGACAAGGTGAGAAGTTCAGACTGTGGTCGCATTTAAGTCCCCTTAAATGCGCAGAAGTCACCGGAGTTGTTCAGGCTCCGATGACATGATTATGGCGGGTTGATTGCAGAAAATCAAAGTTTATCTCTTTGGGCTTGTAATCTTCTTCTATCTTCCGCGGCTCTTCTTCTATCTTTTATTTGGGAATTCTTTTCATAACCAGATAATATCTTATCAATTTGTTCTGCATTTAAGTTTTCGATATAATACTTAAATAAAAAATCAAATCTGGAATCAGCCATATCATAGGACCACGAATTGAGTACGTACTCCACTAATAAATCCATGCAACTGGTATTATTTTCATAGCCTTCATAATAAGACGATATGAAATCCATAATATTTTTATCCAGTTTAGAAATGGTTGAGTCAGCAATTTTAGCTTTGATAAAATCAATGTATTCAGCCATTTCACTAAATGTAAACATCGAAGCAATGTAGCATGCTATTTGTGATTCCGATGCATTTTCTTTTTCTTCTTGATTTCTAAATTCTATGATACGTTCCCTGGTTGGCTCAGAAAGCAATTGGAACATTTTAGGAATTTGACATAGGCTAACAAATAAATATTTAACAACTTCAATATTAGTTGAAATCCTAGAGAAATAATCAACATCGTCCCTTATTGATTCGAGCTGCTTAGGGTCTTGTAATAAATATTTTGCCAATGCAACAGCTGCCATTGAATTTTGTTGTCTATTTTCATTACATTTATCGTTTTCCGATCTGAACGATATTGCCCAAAAACTCTTGAAAACTTGGTATATTACATGGGGTGCCATGCGGGGTTGATAAGAAGAAATCAATTTCTCAACGTTTTTTCTTGAGGTATAGTACGCGCTCTCGCTTTCAAGAATTGAAACCAAAACATCAAATACACCTTTATCATAATATGCTTTATATAACAGAAAATCATTGAGCGCATTCAGCATAAGGCTCTTCACAGTCTCTTTATTTGGCTCATATAAAACCCTTTCTTCTGACATTATTGGATGAGCACAAAGATGTCGTTTTTTTTGCAATTCTCTTATGTTTACAATTTCAGGAGTACCTATCATTGACTTCTCTTCAAATAACATCTCGAAAAGCTTTATCTCCCATGAAGGCGACAATGGCTCCTGATCTTGCATTTTGCTTATATGACTCAGTATACGCTTTGCAGATTTGTCGCCATAAACAACATCTAATTTTTCTAGTTTGTAGATTGCATCACATACCATTACCGACCAAAGCATTACAACAGCAGATCGATAGTTTCCATTATTGTAACTACTGTAAACCTCTTGGAAATACGTTCTTGTTTTACTAAACTCTAAATCTGATATTTTCTCTTCAATACTTTTCATTTTAAAATCCTTCCATATCAAAAAATCCATATAAAATAGTGAACCCCATAAAGTAAACAAGCAAATATTGTGCTCTATATTAATTACACTACAATTATTTGCATGACAGTTTACTCATTGCTCAATAATAAGTTTAAAATAACTGGCTATAAATTAGAAGCTTTTTTCATTTCCTCCCCTAAACCATCAATACTCGCTTCATCGCCGCGCTGTTGCGGCATTCCTGAAATAGTCCGTTGGTGCAGCTGCGCGCGGTACCATCCTGCTCTTCCGGCGTGGCCAGGCGATAAGTCACCGTTCGCCAGACCTTGCTCACCCGGACAATCTTGCGGGACCGCTCCAGGTCGATAGCGTTCTTCGTGATGCAGTTGATGGTCATGCCACACTCTGTGGCCATATCCTTCGCCGTGAAGGTCCGGTGCGTTTCGAGATAACGCAGAATTGCCTGTTTACCTTTCACCTCACACCATCCCGTTCGACTTGTTGCGGTTGTACTTCGCCAGCAGCAGCTGTATTGGAGTCGGACCATGCTCGGCAGCCGGTGCTGCAATTGCCCGGCGTACCGGCGGGACTGGCTTACCCTCCATGACTCGCTTCTCCCACATGTCCAGCAGGTCGCCTGCTTCGCGCGACAGCTCACCATGCGTTAACTGGCGCTCAGTGCTGCGGTGGCGCAGTTCTACGCAGATGTGGTACATGACCGGCTGAGACCAGGGAAATTGCTCGCTAGAGGTGAATTCGAACGAACGATTACGCCAGTCCCAGTATTCGGTGATCACCTGGTCAACGGTGATACCCAGCGCGCCGCCGCTCTGTTTGCACCAGGCGACGAACTGGCCCGGAGACGGCAGGAATGGACGCTCCTGGCGGCGAGCTACACGCATGCCGGCATCGACCTGAGCCATGGTGTGGATCCCGTTCTCCTGAAACGCCAGCAGCCACTGACGGCGGAATTCGTTCAGGTCTTCCTGGGTGCGGAAGTTCGCCATGCTGGCCGGGAACGCGGCACGCAGCTCGTTGAACAGCTTGTTGAATACCTGCGCCACCTGCTCTACCGGGGCGCGCTCCTGGTACTGCTCTGGCAGATTATGGGCCATGCGGCTCATCTGCTCGCGATCGTGGTTACGCATCTGCTCTGCAAGAGATTTCATCGGATCACCCCATAGGCCCAGTCAGTGTTGTTGAAGTCCAGATCCTGCTTAGCGGCGCGCTGCTCGCCACCCGCATTGCGCTGCATTGTCAGTTTGTCCCACTGCTTACGCAGGCTTTCCGGGCTCAGGATGTTGGTCTGCCAGAAGTGGTGTTTGCTTGCCCAGTCGTACAGCGCGCAGATGTCCTGGTGCGACCGGTTGTCTATCTGGCGCATCAGGCGAACGGTGTTAGACCAGGAGGTCATGTCCGGGGCTTTGCAGGTTGGGTTAATCAGCCTCACCCTGGAGGAAATCCACTTAGCGATCTCGAGGTCTTCAGCCGATCCCCACTTCGCACCGGATGGCGTGTAGACCGCAGCTTCAGGATGAGCTGATAAAAATTTCTTCAGACGTGCGTCAGAGGATTCGTCAGAATTCTCGGACGAAGATCTTTTAATGTTTTTATTGTTGTTATTACATTGTTGTTCATGATTCTCGGTGAAACGCTCGGGTAAATGCGCTCCGTTATGCGCGGCATAACCTTCCGAAGCCGCGCCATTACTGGATTCGCCATGCTCGGCATTAAGCGCGGAGATATGCGCGGTGATACGCCCGGGTAAATCGTCCATTTTTTGAGCATATTCAGCGTAATTTGTGATGGTTATCACAGAGCCCTTTCGCTTCTCTCCGGAGCGAGAAATCATCCCTTCACGCTCGAAAACATCAAGCATCCTGTCTACGGCGTGGCGACTGCATGGCTTCCCTTCCCTGTCGCATAAATTCAGCCCGAGATCTGCTGAGGTGGTGACCAGTTGTCCGGTTTGCAGCGGCCATTTGCGCCCCTTGAAGTTTGCTGTATATGGCTGGCGAGCAGCACACAGCAGCAGGTTTTCCCACAGCGTGCGCAGGAAGACGTCCTTCGACCAGGTTTGCTTAAGAACACTCCGGTACAACGGGATGAATCCGGTTTTCTGGTTCTCCATCCGGTTGCTCCTGGCGGCGGAATGCGCCGCGAAATTTGCGTAAGCGACGTTCGACACAGTTAAACCTCCTGCGCCTGGCGTTTTGGATTAGCGTTTGTCATAATGACCTCGCAATTGACTAGCGTTTGTTGCATCAGAAAGTCGGCTCTGTTCGCGCAGACCGGCTTTCGCCATTTCTGTAGTTCTCACATAACCCCCAGCATTGAAGTGACCATGGCCATCAGCGGCGCGGTCAGGTCCGGGTCGACACGGAACATCTCTACAATCCCCTCACTGAGTTCCTTGAGCTTCTGGTGACGCGGAGCGTTCATCGCAACGGCCACTTTCGCCTCGCTCGTTTCCTTCTCAAGTCGAGCTAAGCGGGACATGAAACTGTCCTCGGGAAGAAGTCGATGGCGATACTCCAGAGGCAGAACGGCCATGATTGCGGGTGTCAGCTGGCGCACGTTCTCACGGTACTGCTCAGAGTCGAAGCGGTTATCCAGAAAGCGAAATAGCTTCTGCCGCGCCCGGCTGATGTCTTCCGGAAAGCTGATGGCGGTGCCGCCCTGCTCCCGGTATTCGTTGATGATCAGCGCCGAAACGACGTCCTGATTGTCCAGCGCCGACGACCATGCCCGGACCGCATCGCGGATCCTTTCGTGGTCTGGCGCCGCCTTAGGTTGAGCGCGGTTTATCACCGCTCCCGGGTGTATTCCGGTATTGTGTTGATACGCAAGTGAATGCATTGCTTTCCCTTTCGTGGTTAGGGCCGCCGGTTAGGCGGCTGTGTTATTCGCCCCAAGCAACTGGGCGAGATCTGGACGGATATCTGCTGGTTTGAGCTTGCCGTTAGTTGCAGACACAATCTTCATTACGTAGCGGGCATCAATGCCGCCACCGTGCAACCAGCGCCACACCGTCGGCTGCGCTACACCGCACAGGTCGGCTAATTTCTTCTGGCTACCAGCGATATCAATGGCGCGCTGGATGGTTTTGTTCGTCATATTCCAATTCCTATGAGTATTGGTGTGAATTGATAATAGCAATTCGTATTGATTTAGGCAATAGCTAAACGTGTTTTGACCAACAATACGCAAGCGTATAAATTTAAACTCATGAAAAAAGAAACTCTTGCAGAACGCCTGAATCAGGCAATGGACTTATCTGGCATGTCTCAGGGCGCTTTAGCTAAGGCGTCTGGCGTTGCTCAGCCCACCATCTGGAGGCTGACCAGTGGCAATGCCAGGGGCTCAACTAAAATTGTTGAGATCGCCAATGCGCTTGGCGTTCGGTCTGAGTGGCTTTCAACCGGAGTTGGCCCGATGCGTGACGATGGTCAAATGCCCGCAATTTCGCAGCCAAAAACAGAGCCGGCGCCTACTGACACCTTCCGCATTGAAGCGCTAGACTTTTACGTAAGCGCTGGACCTGGAGCCATCAACAGCGAATTTGTAGAGGTGCTTAGATCCGTGGAATACTCAGTGGAAGATGCTCGCCGGATGTTCAATGGCAGAAAGGCTGAGCAGATCAGAATCATTAATGTTCGCGGCGATAGCATGTCCGGGACCATTGAGCCAGGCGATTTGCTGTTTGTCGATATCAGTGTTCAACACTTCGATGGTGATGGAATCTACGCCTTCATATACGACGACACGTCCCACGTGAAACGCTTGCAGAAGATGAAAGATAAGCTGCTTGTCATTTCCGACAACAAGACTTACCGCCCATGGGAACCGATCGAAAAAGAAGAAATGAACAGGATACTCGTATTCGGAAAAGTCATTGGCAGCATGCCACAAACGTATAGAAAGCACGGCTAACACACCCAGACACGAACCAGACCCAGCACAACGCTGGGTTTTTTATTGCCCGCAGCCAGCCCATTCGTCACAGCAATACCCGCCGCAGTAAAAACACGATCTGAATCTCAATCACTCGAAAAAATATCAAAATAAATTCCTTTAGCTATCAACGCATTAATAGCAATTGCTATTATTTAATATCAATACGTATTGCTATAAACAATACTCATCGCTATTATCAACTCATCGAAACGAAACATCGACAGCTGAGCGAAGTTAGCCAGCGGCGAAGTGGAGATTCGGTCAGTCGAACGGCGCGACAGTAAACCATGCGTCGGACCATAGGCGGGCTCAGGAGGAGCGGCAATTATGGCTAAACGATTTACCAGCAGCTCTTTGCGAGGGGCTGACGGTAAACAATCAGAGGGGTGTATATGTCAGATAAAAAAACGGCGCCACTACTGCTTAACGTAGACGCCAGCGAGGTGCTTACTCAGACCGGGGAGCTTTTAAAGTTACTTGAACTTCCAGCCAGTTCCTTTGAGGGAATTCCTGAGCATATCGTCGAGCTGTTTTTTAACCGTGTCCGTAGCCTGATTGACAACATCGCCCTTAGTGATTTCTCGACCACAGTCAGCACAACTGACGCCGGTGAAATTTGTCTCAAAGTCAAAATCATCGGGCTGGTTGAACATCTCACTTCCACAGTCAGGGCACACGGTCCGCATGGTTTGCATGAATATATCCTTTCTACTGTTGGGGAGATTAAAGAGTAAGCGATTTCTTGCTGTTGGGGAATAGCGGGAAAGCGCGCGCCGGGCGCGGATAAATATCCCGGCAATAACTGGAATGTTTTGTAGTGGGGTGTGGCTGGGCCTGCATGGACTGATCACCCATGAAAACTTCGGTTCGAATCCGGAGCACTCCACCACAAAGCATTTCTCCCGCATCAGCGGGTAACTACAGAGCCAACCTCAAGCACCGGGCGCCGATGCTTGGTGATGGTAATACTGCCATCTCAACCGCACAGGAGACGATGATCCTGTTCTGGTTGGATTGGAAAAGTCTTCTTGGCCCGCCAGCGCGCGGGCATTTTTTTGGAGGTTGCATGTTTGCTACTGACATCTCACTGAAATACGGCACTCATCAGCCAGAGACGATTCTGGAAACAATGCCGATTGAAGAAGCCTCCGAAATCATCAAGGAGAAGCTTCGTGATGAAGTGCGCCAGGAACTCGAGTGCGAGTATGGCGATCGCCCTTATGAGGCTGAAGAAGAGGCATCAAACTGGGAAAGCAGAGCTGATGACTATGAAAGCGATGCGACTTGCCTGGCTAAGGCCATAAGAGAGGCTTTTGAATCTGCCAGCTTTGAAGATGCAAAGGTGATCCTCCAGCGAGCGATGCACGACCACAAAGACTATTTCTGAAGACCCGCCACGGCGGGTTTTTTCATACCTCAGTCGCTTCATCGAGGCGGCTTAGTTATGACAACCGGCGGCCATCCACCGCCAATTAGCGCAGAAGTCTTGTATTAACCGTTCCGTTCGCCGCGATAAGGCCAAGAGGATTTATGAGCAATAAAACTGGAGGCCCTGCGTTTCCACAATCAGGAGTATGTACTCCTGAAATTAACTCATGGGACAGCGATGATTTTGGTGGTCGTGGAATAACCATGCGTGACTACTTCGCGGCTAAGGCTATGGCATCCATTGTGCGCAGATGGGACGGCCATTCGTTTGGTGGCGGCCCGGAATCACCACAATACAAAGAATTAGCCGAAGATGCGTATCACATTGCCGACGCCATGCTCCGCGCCAGGGAGGCATCATGACAGTCACCCACAACGGCAAGCAGTACACCGCCAAAAAGCTCAACGATAACGAGTGGCAGCTGACGTCGGTATCGGCACCACGTGAAAAGCTGGTGCTGAACCGTTGGCACATGAAGCTGGCTGGCCTCCTGGAACAGGTTGAGGTGAAGGTATGATTGGAATGCACTACGGCACCGCATCAGTGCCACGTAGCGAGGTTTTACCGGGCACAATGCTGCAACACCACGGCAAAACTTATCGCGCCTCTGCGAACGTTGAGAAAGGCCTGTACGCCTTCAACATCTTCGAAAAAACCATCATCAAAAGTGATTCCGTCGTTGTGCTGCTGAATGAGCGTGGCGAGCCGATGGTTCACTGATACTAACCACCCTATTCAACCGATCGGCCTGGCTAAAAGCGGGCGGGATCTGCACATCCAAATTTCAGGAGTTCAGCCATGAACGCATACCTCACTTACGACCGAATCGAAGATCGGCGCTGGGCTGAACAGCAGCTCACCGACGAGAAAGAGAAGTGGATCGACGACCGGGCGCAGCAAATCATCGACATGATGCCGAAAGAGCCAACCGGCCTCTTCCACTTCACGGTCCCGATTGACTCCAGCCCGTACGAAGGACTTCGCAGCGATAAAGCTGGCGAGGCCTACAACGATTTCATTTCAGTAGTTGCTTACGCCCAGGCGGAATACGACTGGGAACACCGTACCGGCTGCCCGTTTTAATTTTTGAGGGATTTAACAATGAGTACTGCACTTTCCACCATGGCCGGGAAACTGGCCGCACGCCTCGGCATGGATGCCGGTACAGACCTGATGAATACGCTGAAGAATACAGCGTTTAAAGGTGGCAACGTCACTGACGAGCAATTCACAGCCCTGCTGATCGTCGCCAACCAGTACGGCCTGAACCCATGGACGAAAGAGATTTACGCATTCCCAGATAAAGGCGGGATTGTCCCAGTCGTCGGCGTTGATGGATGGGCTCGCATTATCAACGAACATCCTCAGTTTGACGGCATGGAGTTCTCTTACGACAAGGAGGAAGGCGCGTGTACCTGCAAGATTTACCGCAAAGACCGTAAGCACCCGACCATTGTCACTGAGTACATGGGAGAGTGTAAACGCAACACTCAGCCATGGCAGTCCCACCCTACCCGCATGCTTCGCCACAAGACGCTGATCCAGTGCGCGCGTCTGGCCTTTGGTTTCGCTGGCATCTTCGACCAGGACGAGGCAGAGCGAGTTATTGAAGGAACAGCGGCAGAGGTTCATGCGGGCCATGAATCAGATAGCCGTCGTCCGGACCTGATCGCAAAAGGCGAGTCTGCCGCGCGCCTTGGAACCGTTAAGTATCAAGAGTTCTGGGTGGCGCTGAGCGCTGAGGAGAAGCAGGTAATTGGCGCAGTTGAGAAGCGACGCATGTATGACATGAGTCTTGCTGTCGACAACGCCGAGCCTGTCAATGTCGCAGATGCGGAGGCTGAATGATGGAGCAACGCACCCCTGAATGGTTTGCTGCGCGCTGCGGCAAGGTCACTGCCAGTCGACTGGCTGATGTCATGGCCCGGACTAAGTCGGGCTACTCCACCAGCCGCCAGAACTACATGGCCGAGCTGATTTGCCAACGACTGACCGGGAAGCTGGAGGAAGGTTTTTCGAATGCCGCGATGATGCGTGGCACTGAACTTGAGCCAGTGGCGCGCGAAATGTACGCGCTGAATGAGTTCGATGCAGAAATCACTGAAGTTGGACTCATTGATCACCCAAACATACCCGGATTCGCAGCCAGCCCGGACGGACTTGTTAACGACGACGGGCTTATCGAAATCAAATGCCCCAACACCTGGACCCATCTTGAAACGCTGAAAACTGGCGAGCCAAAGCGCCAGTACATGCTGCAAATGCATGCACAGATGATGTGTACCGGGCGGAAATGGTGTGATTTCGTTAGTTTCGATGATCGCCTGCCGCCTGACCTCGCCTATTTCAAGAAGCGCATTCATTTCGATGAAGAGCTGGCGCGCGAAATCGAGTCTGAGGTTAAGAGCTTCCTTGCAGATCTGGAATCTGAAATTCAGAAAATCACAGAGCGTGCAGCATGAAACGCACACCCTTTTACCGCAGGCCCGGGCGAACCGGGCAATTCTCCGGCCTTCGTGAACGCGTTATCTGGATGATTCAGACGCGCGGCCGCCCGGTAACCGGCAGCGAAATCGCCGAGAAGTTTGGAGTAACGCTCATCGAGTTTAACCGGGTAGCCAACGGTATTACCCGAGGCTCCGGACAGATTGCTCAGATCGTTGAGTCGAAAAAATGGATCAACGAGGACGGCATCTGCGACCGGACATTCGACCTCGTCACGAAGCCGAAGGTTGTAACGCCACAGGGTAAATCGCGGCTGTTCACCCGGCGCGCCATTGAACAATCGCAGGAAGGTAGACGGCAGGAGTGCATTGAACGTGCCGCCCGCCGTAGCCGACTGATTGCTCAGGGCCTCTACATTGACGAAATGGAGTCCATCCTATGACTCACGCTCACGACAACATCAAGGTAGGCACTCTGTGCCTTCCCTTCATTGGTAAAGGCTGGCTAATGCCATGGGGTGAAGTGGTCAGCAATCCATTCAAGGCGCAGCGGCTCGCTGAGGAATATCGGGAAAGGCAGGAGGAAGCATGAGCGAAGCACCAATGATCATCGTGCCGACAGATATTAGCCAGAAGATTAAAGAAATCGAATCCTCTTACCAGCGTTACGTCGCTGAATTCAGGATCCCCGAAGACCACAAAATTATCGTTAATTTCTCGGCTGGGAAAGACAGCACGACGACAGCTATTGTCGCACATCACCTGTTCGGCGACCGCGCTCAAAACGTAATGGCTGATACAGACAATGAGCATGAATTAACGGTTGATTATGCTCGCAATATTCATCAATTCATTGGCTGCAAGCCAGTGCAGATGGTGAAGCGGATTTATACGCAGGAAGAATTTGATGCCCGCCGTGTATCCTTAACCAAAAACTGGAGCAAGCGCCAGGCGATACGCAGTGGGGCTTATCGTGGCGTAATCATGCCTTCGCTGTCGCGCTCAGATACTCCATTTGGCCGCGCATGGCAGGAAACAGCAGGGCGCTGGGGTATTGAATTTGACACCCCTCTGGAGGCGGCTCTTTCAGTTCTACATCCAAGCGGAAACAGCTTCCTGGACGCTGCATTACTGCATGGAATGTTCCCTATGCTACGCAACCGATTCTGCACAGACGAGTTGAAAATTCAGGTTGCATTCGATTTCGCGATCAAACCTTTGCTTGATGCTGGTGAAGTCGTTGTCCAGTGGTCTGGTGTTCGCGGTGATGAGTCATCGAAACGGGCTGGCTACGAGCGCTTTTCAACCGACCAGAGAGACCCTGAATTTCTCTACAACTTCCTTCCTACCCACCAGTGGACAGCAGCAGATGTATTCGCTCTTCATAAATATTTCGGTATTGCCCCAAACCCCTTGTATACCCAGGGTGCTGCGCGCGTCGGATGCATGAATTGCGTGCTGTGCAACAAAGAAGAAATTTCAGAAACCGCCGCCCGCTGGCCGGAGCACATTGAGAAGCACCGCCAGTGGGAGCATAAGGTACGCCTTGTTTCTCGCTGGGTTCATTGGATGAGCGTTGGCACAGAGAGCCAGGCATGGATGCGTTCTCAGCTTGGGTTCAGAGAGGTCAACTGGAGGGAATTTGCCGGATTCTCCGAAGAAGAATCAGCACCAGGAATCATCGAGCGCAGCAGGAAATACCCGGTACATCTCGGTAAAGATGTCCTGCTTTATGGGCTTGACCCGGATGTTCAAAACATTGACTGGTCAGGGTTCTATGGACCGCGCGGAAATATGGGCGCGCCGTCCGTTCCGGA